TAAGCTGCTGCCAGTCGTTTTTAAAGTCTATTTCGTTGGCCTCAACAACATAGAGTATAGCCCGCTTTCGGGATCGCACTTTCTGCTGTTGGTCGATGCTGAAAAACTCTACCTTTCGCCCTTGGTAATCAAAGGTTAGCTCGCTTTTGTTTTCCTTTGCTATGTGCCTACATCCCATCATGTCAAGGGCTTCAATGAAGTCCCGGTATGCAGATGCCTTTAGCGAGGGTAGCGTTTTACGCACGAACGACCATACGCCCGTCTGGGGTAGGTCGCTGTTGTATTGCTGCTTTAGTGTTTCTGGATATAGTAGCCACGTAGCGGCAAGCTGCGCACCGGAAAACGTTTTACTGGAACGTGTACCGCCCCGGCTTACGATTATCCGTTTTTTTGCGCTTGCATATCTCTTAAAAACCTTTGTTAGTGTTACCTTGCGCGCATCCTCATTTACTGCTGTTATCGTCATCGTCTGGCGCTTGTAAGAATATGATTGGCGGTAGCTCCTGCCCGTCCTTTCCTGAGTGTTCTAGTCCTTGCGTTGGCCTTCCTATTGTATGCTCTAATATCTCCTTTACCTTTCCCCAGTCGCCTTTGCTCAACGCCAGATAAAACTGATTAGCTACAATCCGCATGATAACGGGCTTCTTTTCGTCTTTGTGTACCTGCTTCAGTTCGTTCAGCGTGTACCATGCCATTTCACCAAAAGCCGTGCGAATATCATCACCCGAAAAACCCTTTTCCTTTAGGACTGTGTATATCTTTTTGGGCCTCCCTTTTGGGTTGCCTGACTGGCCCTTTTTCCATTCATGTGGCTTTACGTTTTCTGGCTTTGGCATCGCTGTTTTTTCGCTGTTTTATCGTATTAAACTCAGGAACTCAGCACGCGCCTTATGGTCATCTTTAAATGCTCCTAATAGCTTGCTGGTGCTAGTCCATGTATCGTGTTTCTTTACGCCTCGCATACACATACATAGGTGCTGTGCCTTTAGGTGTACAGCTACGCCTTTTGCGTCTAGCTCCTTCATTAACCTTTCTGCTACCTGTGCGGTGATCCTTTCCTGATTCTGGAATCTATTCGCGTACAGGTCAACACATCTAGCCAATTTTGATAGGCCCACTATTTTGGTATTTGGTATATATGCGACATCAGCAGTACCAAAGAAAGGCGCTATATGATGTTCACATAAGGAGTAAAAAGGAATATTCCTTTGCACAATCATATTATCACAACCCTCAGAATCGAAGGTAGTAAACTTGAATGGCTGTGGGGTAGTAAATTCTTTTAGGAATTTGATATACCTTTTTGGCGTATCTCTCAATCCTTCCCGCTTTACATCTTCCCCCAAGTACTGTAAAATCCTAATGACGTTATCTTCGATAGGTTCCTCTTTCTGTTCCCAGGGAAATTCTAGCCACGTCCTGCGTAAATGCGTCTCCACCGTCTTATCAAATAGCGCAATAAATGGCTTGCCATATTTAGCATACCTTTCCTTTGTTGCTCCGCTATCTATAAGGTCATCAATAATTATGTCAGCCTCTTCTGGTGTATCTACCGGGTTAAGCATTGCGCTAATATATGAGCCACCGCGTGGAACGCCATAGTATTTTTTTGTCCTGTCAAGGTGCTTGATCTTTTCCTTTATTTCGTACCAGGTTATTAAAGTACGTTCCATATCTTATGATTTTGAACTGAAAGTTTCCATTTACCGTTTTCTTGGCAAAGTTTAATGCAGTGCTTTAGGTTTTCGCTGTTTATATTGAATCCGTCTGAGTGTGGGCTTATCCAGTAGTGTTGAGCCTCAACGCTAGGATTAGGAATTTCCTGCCCTTTGTGCCTTACATACCGAAGCTCCGTTACCCCATCAGGAAAGTTCTTTTTAACTACATGCTCCGCCACCTTTGGACTAACACAAATGAAGTCTAAGCCTTTTGGTGCTGGCTTCAATCCGCTTGTTTCTATCGCTTGGTAATAACCCTTTTCTTTAAAGAATGTAACTATTTCCTCCGTTAGCTGGTCAAGCGGCTCACCTCCCGTCCATGTTATTTCCTTGCATTGTGGCGCATTGTCTGTAAGCCACTCTAAAAGCTCTGTAAGCTCATAGTCCCTGCCACTCTCGAACTCAGTGTCACATCTAATACCAGAAGCGTAGCAAGCGAATTTAGCACTGCAACCCGTAAGCCTAATAAATACGGTTGGCGTTCCTATCCTGGCCCCCTCGCCCTGTAACGAGTAAAATATTTCAGCTATTTTTAGTTTCATAAGTTGCACTGCATTTTCTAGTTTCCTCTATCCTACATTGTATCAATTTACACCCCGTTCCCTTTAGTTGGGTAGGGGCTATTTCATCCGTGAAGTATTGGGCTATATTCTCAGCCGTTGGATTGAACGGAACAACATAAAGGCTTTCATTTGAAATCTCTGCCAATGCTGGTAGCATCGGGTCTTTATCCCATATCAAAAACCTGTGATCGAAGTTTTCTTCTAACCATTCGCATAGGTGGCTTTTGATGACCCCAAAGTCCATCACCCTACCAATACTATCAAGCTCATTAGCCGCTATCTTTAGGTGAAAGCGATAGTTGTGACCATGTAGATATTTGCACTTGTTTTCGTGTCCTACTACACGGTGGCCGCAGCTTATATCGTGGTATCTTTCTGCTGTTATACCCATCCTTTTGCCTTTGCTTCAAAATATCCCTTTGCCCTTAATTCAGATGCGGGGTTATCTCTTTTGCCTCTCCCCCATTCGTTTAATGTCATGTCTCCATTATAGTCCGTCAGCGTGTCATTTATTACTACATCTAAACAGCCCATAGCGTTAGCCAATTTCCACGTTTCGGCTTTGGTTAGATACATTAGCGGTGTATGAATGCGAAAGTCACCAGCCCCATATCCAAGACTTATTACGTTTTGCATTGCGTCTATCGTTGTCCTTCTGCAATCCGGGTAGCCACTGTAATCGGTTTGACAAACGCCCGTCACAATATCGTTAATGCCATTCCCCGCTGCGTAGCTTGCCGCTATTGACAGAAATAGTATGTTCCTGCCAGCAGTAAAAGACGCGGGTAGACTTTCGTTTATTGTGCTGTTTTGATTGTGGTCAGTGTGTTGGGTTAAGCTGCTTGGCGCTAGCAGCCCTTTAACGTCTAGCACGGTATATTTTACCCCCGCCTCATCGGCTATCTTTTGGGCCTGTTTAAGCTCTTGTGAGTGCATCTGCCCATAGTTGAACCCTATCGCCTCAACCTTACCAAAGTACCTTAGCGCCCAATATAGGCACGTTGTAGAATCTTGTCCGCCACTAAGGAGAACCAAAGCCCCTTTGTTTTTATAGATTTCTTTCTGCATACTCCTGAAATTTTATCCACTCCTTAAAATTATGTATTGCTACCTCTTTGCCTTTTAGCCTTTTGCCTTCCGGTACTTGTATTTTATCAAATCCACTGCCATTAAACATATATATGAATCCGCCCCTATTGCCGTATATCCAAGCTGTGCTATCTACTGAATAAAAGGGGTATCTATGTAACCCGTTTATATTGGTAAATCCCAAGCCATGCACCTTGCAATTTTCTTCCCTTGCCATTCTCAGCAGCTTAGAAAATACAGGGTATTCGTTTCGCTTTATCTCTCCGCTAACTATGCCGCCTATAGCTACATAAGGGTAATTTTTAATCATCCATTTCCAATAATCCAACCCCCTGCTTTTATGCCATACTGGTATTGTTTTCCTAGCCGTCTTTCTTTCTATTTTTAGCCTTATTTTCTCTGTTTCCTTTAGCCCGATGACAGAATCAAGGTCAAGCTCAAAGAAGTTTTGTATTTTATGTGTATTTATGAAGTCAATATATCTGTCTACATATTCATTCCAGTTTATCCCCTTTTTTGTATTCTCCATAAACGTAAATGCCCCGCTGTCCAGAAGAAAATCCCAATGATTGTGTATGTATGGTATCATCCATTCTTTTATGTAAAAAAATGATTCTAGCACACATATTTTATTAGCGAAATCGTTATTGGCGTTCGCTATCTTTTCTTCTGCGTGTGTCCCTGCTATGAATAGTTTCATCCTTACATCTTTAGCTGAAACAGTCCCCGTATTTGGGGCTGCCAAAAATACCTTCATAGCCTCTTTACCCTCTTTTGTGTTCCAGACATACCCCCCCCCAGAATTTGCT